AAAAAAGGAAAAGCAGACGCTAAGAAATATGCTAAGAAAAAAAACATAAAAGTTAAAAAGAAATACTAATGAAAAAAAAAGGCTTATACGCAAACATAAATGCTCGTAAAAAAAAGGGTATATCTCGTCCTAAAAGCAAAAGCACAGTAAATGCCAAATCATATAAAGCAATGAAAAAAGGATTCAAATAGTGGTTAAAAAATTCTATCCACCAGTACCAGTAATTACTGCTCAAGTACCTACTATTAAAACGAAGGCTCCTAAGATTGGAGTTAAGTTTAAAGCTAAATCTGGTGGTATGGGAAAAAAAATATTAGGTACAGGTAAAAAAATTTTTAAACGTACCGCTATTGGTTTAGGTGCACTAGCAGCAGCTGGACTTATTGCAGATAGTATGGGAGCAAAATCTAGACGTTATGAGAAAGCACCAAAATTTGGCGAAGACAGAGATTTAACTAACCAACAAATTGGTCAGATGACTGATTATTATTTTGATGAGTAGCCAAAATCCAAATCATGGCGGAGCAAGACCTGGATCTGGAAGAAAGAAAGGCTTCAAGCGAGAAACACTATGGAAGTCTGAACAAGAGATGGCGAAGAAGTACCAAACTTCACCGCTAGATTATATGTTAGCTGTCTTAAACAATCCTATCTCATCACCTGAAAGAAAAATGTATGCAGCAGAACGAGCAGCCCCTTACGTCCACGCAAGAGTTGCAACCACAACCAAACTTGCTACAGACAGACCACTCGAAATCAAAGTCAAGTGGGAAGACTAAAGTACACGAAATAAAAATCCCTTATAAGCCTCGACCACTTCAACGTGAGGTTCATAAGAGTTTAAAAAGATTTAATGTACTTGTATGTCATAGACGATTCGGTAAATCAGTACTAGCTATTAATGAATTAATCTTACACGCAGTTAATAATCCAAATCATAAATTAGCTTACATAGCTCCGACTTATCGTCAGGGTAAAGCTATTGCATGGGATTATTTAAAGCAATATACAAAACCACTAATGTATTTTGGTGGAGATAAAAACGAAACAGAACTTCGTATCGATTTATGGAATGGTTCTAAAATCCAAATATATGGGGCAGATAATAATGACTCATTAAGAGGATTGGGGTTTCATGGGGTTATTATGGATGAGTATGCTATTATGGCTCCACGTACTTGGACTGAAATTGTTAGACCTGCTATCTCAGATACATTGGGATGGGTTATATTTATTGGTACTCCTATGGGACATAATCAGTTCTGGGAAGTATATGATTACGCTTTACGAGGGCACAAAGATTGGTTTGGTAAGATGTATAGAGCTTCTGAAACTGGTGTGATACCAGATGATGAATTGGAACAAGCTGCTTCTATTATGACAGAGGAACAGTACAACCAAGAATTTGAATGTTCTTTTACTGCTGCTGTGTCCGGATCTTATTATGGTAAACTAATGACAAAAGCCGATAATGAGAATAGAATAGGCCATGTACCTTTAGATTCTAATGTTGGAGTTGAAACGTGGTGGGATTTGGGTATAGGAGATTCAACAGCTATTTGGTTTGCACAAAGAGTTGGTGAAGAAGTACACCTAATTGACTATTATGAAAATTCAGGTGAGAGCTTAATGCATTACGCAGATGTGCTAGAGGATAAAGGTTATATTTATTCTAGACATATAGCTCCACACGATATTCAAGCTAGAGAATTAGGCACTGGTAAATCTAGATTGGAAGTATCTCAAGAATTAGGAATAATGTTTGAGGTTGCTCCTAGACTAGAAGTAGATCATGGTATTGAATCAGTAAGAAATGCTTTGCCTTACTGCTGGTTTGATAGAGAGAAATGTAAACTAGGTATTGATGCGTTGCGTCAGTATCGTAAACAATGGGATGAAAAAAATCAGGTGTTTAAAAGTAAACCTTTACATGATTGGTGTTCTCATAGTGCTGATGCATTTAGATATGGATGTGTACACGATCCAATAGATGTAAGTGATTGGACTTCTCCAATAAATATTGATACAAAATATATAGTATGAAAATTAATGAACGAGAAATAGTATCTATCTTAGATAGAGAATTAAGAGCATCATCAGGTTACATTGGTGGTGAAATAGTTTCACGAAGAAAAAGATCCTTAGAATATTATCTTGGTAAACCTTTTGGTAATGAGCAAGAAGGTAGATCTCAAGTAGTTAGTACAGATGTTTCTGATACTGTAGAATCTTTAATGCCTTCCTTAATGAGAATCTTCACAGCTGGAGATAGGGTATTTGAATGCGATCCAGTTGGATCTGAAGATGAAGAAGTAGCTAAACAAGCAACTGATTATTTAAACTATATTTTTTATAAAGAGAACAACGGATTCTTAGCATTATATGCTGCGTTTAAAGATGCGTTAATACAAAAGAATGGTGTACTAAAAGTTTACTGGGATGACTCAGAAAAAACTACAAGAGAAGAATACAAAAAATTAACTGAAGATGAGTTTAATCTATTAATTAATGATGATGAAATTAAAGTATCTCAACATACAGAATACTTAGAAGATTTAAAAGATGAGCAAGGAAATGTTATTGATGAAATTACTTATCACGATTGTGTAATACATAAAACTGTTTCTTATGGAAAAGTAAGAATTGATCCTGTACCACCTGAAGAATTTTTAATTGAACGTAGAGCTAAGTCAATTGACGATGCTAATTTTGTAGCTCATCGAACTAATATTACTAGGACAGAATTAATTGAAATGGGTTACGATCCAGAAATAGTTAATAGTCTTCCTGTTGGAAATACTAGTTATTACTTAGAAGATAGAAACACTAGATTTGAAGACACAGATTTTTCTTCACCTCAAGATCGAGGAGATAAAACAACAGATAATATTTTAATCCATGAATGCTATGCAAAAATAGATATTGATGGTGATGGTAAAGCAGAACTTGTTAAAGTTTGTTTAGCAGGAGATTCTAATCATAAAGTATTAGGTATTGAGGAAATTGATACTATGCCTTTCATTTCTATTACCCCTATTATTATGCCACACAGATTTTATGGAAGATCTGTTTCTGAATTAGTAGAAGATATACAATTAATTAAATCTACTGTTATGCGTCAAATGTTAGACAATATGTATCTAACTAATAATAACAGAATAGCTGTTCAAGATGGACAAGTAGCAATGGATGACTTGCTAACAAACAGACCTGGTGGAATAGTAAGAACTAAACAACCACCACAAAATGTTATTATGCCATAACAAGCCCA